TCGAAGTCCGCCAGCGGCGTGTCGAACTGTTGAAACGCGTCACCCTCTTTGTCGCCGAACTTAATGCCAAAGTTATCGCGATACGCAATCCACGACTCCATCAGCTCTTGCGCTTTCTGGCTGTCCGCCATGACACTGGCCATGTCGGTGAGCCACACCGTCGTGCGCTTCGATAGCGCCAGCGCGGGAGCTTCGTTCGCTGTGCGTTCCGCGCAGTAGACGCGCTCCATTATCATTTGCGGCAGCGGGATGCCGCCGAACAAATACATGGGCTTGAGAACGTCCGGCGGGTCGGCGTAGCGAAAGATCACGAGGTGCGTGTGATGCACCCGCAGAGAACCTATCAACCACCATGTGGGTTCATAGAACTGCGGACTGGAGGGCACACCCGAGGATGCCATATCCAATATCGGCGCCGTCCAATACGGATCAACCTGGCTGATGCCACGGTAAGATCCCGGCTTCACCCCATCGATGTTGAAGGGCTTTTCGTAGTAGTTCGGATCATCGCTGTGAACGAGAAAAAGCGCAATGCGCACCCCGAAGATACGACCCTTGATGCCGAAGTCTCGAAGCTGCTTCTTGATCTTGATGCGCTTATCGGCGCGCTTGAAGATGTTGAGCGCCTCGGCCGGCAGATCTTCGCCCGTATCGGTCGTGATGTCGTAGCCATTGCGCACGGCATCGTTGATTGGCACTGCGCAGGCCTTGTACACCAGCCAATGCTGCGAGATGAACGCTGCATTCTGATAACCGATGAACCCGCGCTGCATGAACCACGGCATCAACTGCAGTTGCTCGCCGGCTTGGATCGCCGCGAGTTTGAACTGCGGCAGACCGCCGTCGCTGGAGTCCATGGCGTCCATCGCGCCGCCGCTTGCGACAGTGCCGCTGTCATCGACTTGGATGCGCTTGACCGATTCTTCGACCGAACGCAAAAACGCGGCCATCTTGGCCTTTTGCTCCTCCATCTGCCGCTGCATGATCTTGGGCATGTTGCCCTTGTATTTGTCGGCGCGGCTTTCGGGCTGATCGGGCTCGGTCTGCTTTGGCTTTATGCCTCGCAGCCATTCAACAAATCGGCGAATCATCAGTTCTTCGTCCGATCGGAAGACCACGTGACGCCCATCAAAAACGCGATGACCATTTGGTGACGAAGCAGGTCAGTGGTCGCCAAGGTCAAGCCGGGAATCTCAATGCCCAAGGGCACGATGCCATGAACGATGCGAAGCGCTGTATTGTGCGCGGGGTGAAGTTCCAGGGCGGCTTGATCGTTCATCCGAAGAAACTCCTGCGCCGTTTTCCCGGCTGAAACGCAATCATGACCGCATCCGCCAAGTTTGGAGACTTCGTGCCATCGGGCTGCTTGTCAATCAGAATCTTGCCCACGGTGTTGATGGAGTAAGTCGGTTGAGACAGTTCCATTGTGAGCGTAATCAACTCGGGCAACGCCGGATCAATGCTGATGATGTCGTCGGCATTGAAGGCCATTTTCTCGACCACCGCGCGATGCGTCGCTTGGAACCGCATACGCAATGACCACCAGCTCTGCGCTTTCAAGTTTGCGAAGTAGTCTTTGTTTTTTCGTTTCTTGACCATCTCACCTTCGGGGTCGTAAACCCCGGCAGAGCCGCGAAACGGTTCATCGACAATTGCGCGTCGACCTGCGGCCTTGCGCTGCGAATTGATTTCCAACGCATCGCCTCGAACGCCAGCACCTAAGCCATCCGCATCGTAATGAAATCCGTCGTACTCAAACTCATCGCAAAGGGCAAATGCCTTGACCACGGTCTGGTAAATGTCACTGCCTTTGCCCGACCACGATTTCAAATGCGCCAGCAAAAAACCGTGCCTTCCCGCAAATGCGTTTTTGTCCGACCCTTCATCGGCCACATCAAGCCCCGCAGTCTTCGCACCACTTGGCTGTATGCCGAGTTTCGCGTGCGCGCCAATCGCCGCTTGCACCCAGGTCGACGGGATGACAACACCCTCAACCGATGCCGCGTAGTTGATATCGATTTCTTGCGCGACCGTGACCGGATCCAAGTCTTCGACTTGGTTGCGATACCATTCCTCGTCTTTTCGAGGATCGTCACGCCAATGGAACGAAAAGACCTTGATTCTTCCGCCAAAACGGCGTTGCGCAAACGGGTTACCCATGCCGTTGGGTGTTGAGATGTCTTGCCGGCAATTGGTGGTCTGTGAAAGTGCGGCCTCCACCAGCATCGGCCGTTCAAGGAACGCGGCTTCGTCGACAAAGTAAAAACTGGTGCGATCGCCGCGACCTATGCCATCGCCCGACTCGCCTCCGATCGCTGAGCCGGTATCTGGAAACAGGATTCGCATGTGCGGCGCGTGCTTGGCGCGGTCCCATGATCCGCGAAACTCCACCGGCAGCGCCTGCATGAACATCCTAGCTTTCTCGAAAAGCGCTTTCGGCGAACCGATCTTGTCGACGTACTCCTCCTTTCGAGACCCGAACCCCACGACGATGCCTTTGTTGAACAGGCAAATGGTGCACGCGAGCGCGACCGTGAGCCACGACATGCCCATGTCTCGAGTCTTCTCGGTGATGCCTGGTTCTTGCGCCCGCCATCGTTCCAAAAACCACTCGATCCATTCTTCCTGCTTTGGAAACAGCAGAAACGGAATGGAAGCCGGTAGATTGCGTTCCGGGTTCCTAGGATCGAAGGTCATACCCCAATCCGAGATAAACCTGGCTGGATGGTCTCGGTAAAACGCGCGAACCGCGGGCACATCGCGCGAATGGGCGCGCAGCCGCTTCAGGCGGTCAATGCGGGCCGCGTACACCTCACGGTAGTCTGGGTGCTTGAAATCGAACGCCATCGCATCCTTTAGCCCCTCATGCGCGCATACGCCGCCTCGGACTCATCGGCGGTGATGTGTTCGGAAATTGTCTCAGGCTCAGGCGTATCGCCGCCAGTCAGTCCCCACGCCTCGCGCTCCAGAGTCACGAGGGTTTTCAACGAGTCCGCCAAGGCTTTCATCGTTCCGGCCCGCGACGGCAGCGATGTCGCCTTGTGCAGTGCTTGGCGGGCGGTGTTGAGCACCTTGGACACATCCTCGGCATCGTCCGCGCTCACACGGTCGATCAGTTCCTCAAGCCGCTCAACGATCAGCGGCTCGCCGGTCAACGCCTCGAGTTCCGCCAGAAGCGCCATGGTAACCTTGGAGGCGCGCGAAATATCCTTGCGCTGACGGAGCCTTACGCCAGCAATAGCCTCGGCGTTCGCTTCAACGATGATCCGTTCGGTTGCCGCAACGGTTTCGGAAACCTCCCTGGCAACCGCCTGCTTGGAAACCAGCGCATCAGCCTTTGCTTTGATCTTGGCGGCAAGGTCTCGAATCCACGAATCCCGCTTCGCGCGTTTGTTGATCGCCGTGTGACTCAGGCCGTGCGCTGCGGCAATCTCGCGAACGGACAAGATGCCCGCTCGAAAATCAATCTCGATGCGCTCCCAGTCCGGAGGCGAACGAGACGGCTCGTCAGACATGGAAATTTACCGTGGAAAATGGAAGTGTTCGCGCCGCTCCTGATTCATCGAATCAGTGTGCTCTTTCAGACTCCGAAAGGGACTTCAGAATCAGCGCGCTTGCGAAAGGTCTTGAGACGCCTGTCGCTCAGTGTGGCGAAATCTACCCCCGATTGGTGGGGTTTAGCAAGAGGTACGCAAAAAAAAGAGGGATTTTTCCTACGAAATGTGGCGGTTTATTGGTCTAGCATTCCGGCTTGACAAAACCGTCACTCGCTTGGCGATTTCTGACCGCGACGCCTGGCGGTTTCTTTGGCACCCTGATGCGGTTCGTATTTCGAGGCGTTCGGATGCTGGAATCCTTGGGCTTTTCGCGACATCGTCATGCCAGGAATTTGCCCGAGATGCCCCCACAGAAACTCCTTCGCCAGTCCGAGTTCAATCACAAACTGCGCCCTCGAGACGCCCATTTCGCGCGCTTTCTCAGCCCAATCCAAGTCGGTGCGCACGTAGCGCAGTTCGATCGCGTGTTGCCGTTTTGGCGGCAGCAGCAAGACCGCCTGATGCATGATGAGCGCAATGCCGCGGTAGGTGTCTGGCCACGACTGCGAGCGCAGCCCGGTATCGGTGAGCGCCGCCGATTCGCCGGTCAGTTGCCTCTCGTCCTTCGACTGCGCCAAGGTAGACCGCAGTTTGCCGATGCGCTCTCGGGGCTCAATCCAATTTGTTGCGGAAACGCCTCTCGCGTCCGGAATGCCTAGCATGATCTTGCGCTCCCTCGCCCAAATGGTGAGGTT